CTCAAGACATCACCAATCTGATAGTCTTGACCAGTTAGTGAGATATTAGTTACACTGCTAATTCCAGAATTGTTGGCATTGATTGTATATGTAAACCCAGATCCACCTGCAATATCTCCAGTATCAGCTTGAAGAACGTCACCAACTTTGTAATTCGTTCCTTGTGCTGTAAGAGTTACAGCACTTACAACTCCAGAAGTGACCGTAACATCTGCCTGCATACCTTCGCCACTTTGACCAGCAGCACCAGTTGCAAAAGAAATGGTACCAGGTTCTTGCATTTGAGCACCATGTACCGTGCAAGTTAAGGTTGACGTTAAACTTAGTCCCGAAACAGCAGGACCGACAATAACCTCAAAGTATGCACCCGCTGTGCCTGGAGTTCCGAACGCTCTCCCACTAAATCCTGTTACAGCAGTGCCGATGGCTAGAGGGTGATTGGCATTAGAAGCATCAGATTGATCATATCGATATGTGTTATCATCAGTCAGAGTTTGGTTAAATGCCTCATTGCCATTAATTAGGTAGCGATTGACATTTAAAGATGAAACGTCAATGGTTGCTGAGGTTGCACCACTAGTTACATTTTCCTGCTGAGAATCTAAGAAAGTTCCCGTTACGTTATTGAGGTAAATGTATGATCCAAGTGGATCAACTGCAGTAACTGTACCAGTAGCACCAGAAACACTACCTGTTACGGTATTGCCTACAGAGAACGTTCCAGAAATAGCTGTAATGTCGAGTTTATCTCTCTGTACAACAGTAACTGTAAATGTTGTTGTTGGTGGGTTTCTAAGAGCAACTGAATAAGTTGCATCTGTATATCCACTACCTGCATTGCTGATGGTTCCAGTAAAACCTGGAATTGTAAATGTTGCAGTTGCAGATTGACCACTACCTCCAGTAAATGCTACGTTTGCATAAGTGCCCGCAGTATATCCAGAACCAGATGCTGTAATAGTACCAGAAACGGATTGGATATCAACTGTAATTGTTGCTCCAGTACCTGCACCATTATCAACTGTGATTGCTGGTGCGGTTTCATATCCAGTACCAGCTGTATCTAATGTAATAGCAGAGAGGCGACCAGTCTGTTCGTCCAATACAGGTGTAACTGTTGCTGGAGATGTTGGATCACCGCCAACAGTTACTGTGGGGAGACTTCTATATCCTAAACCAAAATTAGAAACATTAATACTGGCGATTGCAAATCCCAGTACAGATGTACCGACAGCACCGCTACCAGTTGTATCAAGAGCATCGTTTGTGAATGTTACTCCAGGTGCAGATCCAGATGCATAACTACCAACGGTAGTAATCGTCACCGAATCAACAGCTTTACCAAGAACGGTATTGAGTTGTTCTCCAGAACCTGCAGCATCAGTTACTGTAATGTTTGGAGCAGTAGAATATCCACTACCATCGTTAGTAACAGTAATTGCAGTAATGACACCTGCCGCTAAAGTAGCACTGACGGTAGCTTGTTCACCTTGCAAGAACTGAGATCCAGATGGGGAACCAGAAAGAGAAATTGCAGTTCCTGCATTTGCATTTGCTAAAGAAGACGCAAGTTTAACATTATCACCGTCTACTCTAATTACAAAATAATTTTGTCCACTAGTTAGACCACCAATCGCTACAGCAGTAGCGTCAAGTGTGGTAGCATCATAAAGAACTTGATCTCCAGTTTCAAATGGATGAGTTGAAATAGTAATAGAGTTAGCAGTAGTATCTACAGTATCTGTAGATGCGGTAAATGCCGCTTGGGGTGCTTCATCAACTACTAAGGTTGGTGATGTAAAATTAGAACCACCATTAATAACTTCTACGGATTGTAATCTACCACCAGGTGCGAGAGAAGCGGTACCAGCAGCTGTTCCAGTGGAAAATGCGACAGTTGGAACTAAAGTGTATCCAGAACCCCTGTTAGTAAGACTTACAGTCTTAACTCCACCAAGGGTTTCTAAAGTTGCTGTTGCTGTAGCTTTTTGGAATGGTTCTGTGGTTACTTCTACTGCCTGTTGTCCACCAACGTATCCAGAACCAGCAGCAACAATATTTACAGTACCAATACCGTTCTTGAGAACTACAAAAGATCTGGTGGAGAAGTTGGATACTTCAGATGAACCAAAGATTGTACTGTCTCTGAATCCACTGATCTTCAGAGCACCTTGTACTGTACTACCAAACGCGATGGATTTGTTGACATCAAAATAGATTGCTTCTTTAACAATCGTTTCTGCGTTTACAACAAAGTCTTCTTGACCAGCAGGGTCAACGATTACCTGACCTGTCGTAGATGTCAGACTGTTACCAGCAAGTCGTAAGTTTCCAGTTTCAATGTATGCTGGATAGATGTTAGTAGTACCAGTTCCATCACTCAATGTGATGTTGGCAGCAGATTGTGCTTGAGAAGTTGCCTGGAACTGAACGTTACCAGTGCTCTGATCAACTACAAATGCATCACCAACTCTAAAGTCTCCCTTTTCGTTGGTTGCTGAGTAGAATATTCTACCGCCATTGAGCTCAGTAACTTCATTTGCCTGAACTGCCAATGATGGATCATTAGAGAAGTCAGAGTCTGCACCAATATATGCAAAGTTATGACTTGTCAGGAGCAGTTTTACACCAGCACCATCTGCAACAGCACCCTTTGTGCCATAGATGTTTGCAGAGGAGATGGAGCGCAGTTCTGCACCGAACTGAGAATAGTCAGCAGTAATTACTGAGGTTGCAGAATCTCCACCGCTAGAACGAACGTCAGAAATACCACCAGATGCATCATCAAATGTTGTGAGTGCGTCTGTTCCATTAGCGTGCAGCAGGAGTACCGTGTTCAGATCTGTCGAGTATTCACTAGTTGTTGGTGTGAATGCTCCAGTAAAGCGACCAGCACCTTTACTTACACGGACTTCATCAATGTGTCCAGTAAATTCTTCTGTAGGTGCAGTTGTATTGAAGTTAGCACCAATTGCCAATGGTTTTGTAGAACCATAGTCATTGGTGTCTGTAAATGATGCAACCTGTGTACCATCAACGAAAATGCGTGTTGTACCACCGCTACGTGCCGCTGCAATATGGTACCAAGTGCCTGTGGCAAGAGAACCCCCAGACTGTGCTGCACCGTTGCCTACGGCGTAATTAAGGGTGTATGGTGAGGTACCTGACAGATACAGTGTAGGTGCGGTATCTGTAGCAGATGCATCACGGAAGTCAAAAATTCTTTGTGTACCAGAACCACCATTTGGTCTGATGAAACATTCAAACGCAAAGTTAGAAGTACCAAAACCGAAGTCTTCAGAGGTTGGAACAGTCAGTTGGTCCTCAGTTCCGTCAAACAGAATAGATGCTGTACCAAACTTCTGTTGAGCAGTGTCTAACTGAGTATCACCGAATCTGGAGGTAGTCTTGGATTGTTTTGTTACAGTGGTAAACTCGCCAGTGCCTTTACCAGTGATGAATACGTATGTACCATCGTTACTAGAGACTGTACCGCGAGCAACTGCTTTCTTATAAGTTACGTTACCCGAAGTAGTGCCAGAACTAGTATCAGTGTATGTAAAACTATTAACGTTAGATACTGTTACTTGATAGAATCCATCATTAGCAGAACCACTAATATGGTCAGCATAGATGTAGTCATTTGTGGTTAAACCGTGTGCAGTTCTTGTTACAGTAACAGTGGTTCCACTTCTAGCGTAAGTACCAGACTGGAAACTATCTTCTAACTGATATGCAACTTCGTTAGTCGAGAACGTTCCACTAACACCACCAAGTTTCAGACGAGTGTTTCCTGTGCCATATCTACCAGTGGCACCCTGAACACCCTTAATACCTTCAGATGCAAAGTATACGAAAGAGTTCAACCACTCAACACGTACACCGTTAGTGACAAGTAAACCTACAGCATTAGGTACAATAAAAGTTACCTCATTGAAGAGGACTGCAGATTCAATGCTATTAGAGTTAAATAATGCACCATCTAACTTGGCACCACGACCAGCGTCACCCTGAGCAAATCCATATGGATCAGTGCCAGAAGTTACACTACCTTTGGTGAGTACAGTTACTCTTTCAATATATGGAGATTTGTCAGAGCTCAAAGACGATGCACACACAAATCCATAACCAGTATCATTACCAGAGTTATAGAAAAAGTCCTTGATTGTCAAATCAGAGACCTGAGAATCACCTTGAAGAACAAAAGCGTTTAAATCATTAGTTGCACTACTAGGTCTAATTTGTGTAGAGCGAAGATTGGTACCACGAACTGTTACACCATCGGGAACAGTCAGTGGGAAGGTCTCCTGGTAATCACCAGGGGCAATTAGAACAGTATCACCAGAAGATGCTAGACTGAGTGCTTTAGCAATTGTTAGGAATGGCGTATCTGGGTGCTTGCCATTATCTCCACCATTTGCTAGTGTGTTATTATCTGTTCCTACCGAGGCAACATAATACGTATTGCCCTGACCATTGGTGATGTCAGTAGCAAACATTGTGGTAACAACCTCGCCTGTATTAGGCTTTTGGTTTGCAACCTCAATGATATTTGCACCATTTCTGGCGTATAGTTTTCGATCAGCTATATTAAGCGCGACTTCTCCGTCTTCTAAATTAGAAGTCGTCGGTACTGCCGCTACCGTTGTTGATCTCTTGAGCTTGATTCTCGTTGCCATCTATAGCATTCTCAATAGATTGTTGTTCTTTCATACTATTTAACTGACTTCTCAAATCTTGAAGTTGCGCTTCAAGCATCACGTTTGTCAAAGTCAATTCAGAAACTTTACGTTGTAGTGTAGCAATAACAATTTGTACATCCATATTTAACTCCGTCAGAATGTGCCCCCATCGATAGTGTTAGTCCAGACAGGAACACCAGCAGATGTTACAGTCAGAACTTGGTAGGAGGTTGTGGCATCACTACCAGTACCTGGACTTACCATGTTTGCGGCAGCAGTTACCTGCATTGGACTTGCACCTTGACCATAAACAATACCGTTAGTGGTAAATGTGCTAGCGCCAGTACCACCATACTGAACCTCAAGGTCAGTATCGAGTTCCAGATCACCCAGAACAACGGTACCACGGTTACCATTTACACCAAATACGGTGTTTGTATCAGATGCATCCTCAATGAATGTCCATGCACCAAGTCCATCAGCACCGCCAGTGCGGTCATAACCAAAGAAACCGAACTTAGCACCCGAACCACCGTAGTAGTGAACTTTAACACCACGATCCAGAGCATCATCTGCAGCGCGGGTTACTGTCAGTGCTTGACCAGAAGCGATGTTGCCAGTAATAGCAGCACTTAAAGTAAGTGTGCTAGTACCAGAATTAATTGCACTGATAGTTGTACTACCTGCGATATTTGTGCCAGTTACGGAATCACCAACAGTGAACCCTTCTACACGGTCAACAATGATGTCAGTAGCACCACTAGTTGCATTGGTAGTTACTGTGATAGCAGTGGTAGGATCGCCCAGTTCAATCGTAGGATCGTTAACTGACATATTTGCCGAGTTAACAGTGGTTGTCGTACCATCAATTTGGAGGTCACCTTTGATGATGACCAGACCATCGGCATCCCCACCTGCTGGGAATGGGTCAATGATCAGTTCTGTGCCAGAAGTTGTGGAAAGAACATTGCCATCTAATTTAAGTTGGTCAATGGTAATTTCACCAGTCTGGGCAGTATTGCCTGTGATGGTGGTTGTGCCGTTAAACGTTACACCGTTCTGGAAAACTGTGGTAGAGTTAACGGTAAGTGCATCAGTGTTATCTGTACCCAGAATAACACTATCGTCTACTCTAAGATCCTTAGTCCAAGTGGTTGCAGCAACACCAATACCACCCGCATATGTTACACTAGCAGTAGTTCTGTTAGATGCATCTGTAGTGTCGGCGTAGTTAACTTGTACGCCAGTATTATATGTCCAGTCTGCGCCCTCAACTTGGATTCTATCCGAGGTCGTTTCATCATAGTGAATGGAACCGTCTGTGCCTGCACCGAAGTACAGCTTCATGTCATCGTCGAGGAGCAGGTCGGGGGTAGTTGCTCCAACACGAGTGATCTTGAGAGCTGCATCGGCGTCAACAAACTGCAGTTGAACGTCGCCAGTTGTGCCAAACTCTAATTCTTGACCAACTTCGATTACTAACTTACCTGTGCCATTTGCACGGAAGATGAGGTCAGTATCTGTAGTGCTAGTTGTAATGACGTTAGCATTCAATTGAATGTCATCAACCAACCAGTTGTCAATCTTAGAGTTACTGTCTACAATAACTGTAGAACTTGCGGTCAGTGTACCATGTACATGATCCAGCAGATCAGTAAAATATCTACCACCAACGACCTGAGCAGCACCGTTATTATCACCGATAAACAATCGGTCACCAGCGTTTGCCTGTGTGCCGTTAGCACCTGTTGTTACGGCAAGTTCACCGTATGTAATAGTACCTGGAGCGACACTCCCTGTACTTCTTTTGATTAGGATGGATGATGCCATCAGAACGAACCCCCGTTGATCGTGATGTTATTTAATACGTTAGTTGGTACAAACTTGCTATTAGCATTATCATAAACCAGAACAGCGCCTTCAGCGAGACCGCCCTGAGAAGTATCCGTCAGATCGATGTCGGATAAACCGCCAATAGTTCCGCCGCCACCGCCAGTGGCAACTCTGGTAACTCTTGGTACTGATTGATCTCCGAATCTAAGACGTGCCATTAGATAGTAACTCCTTCTAGAACACTTACAGTGCCTTCTAATACTCTAGATTTAATACCAGAGGCAGAAGTAATAACAACATCATATACGTATCTACCAGATTTCATGCCAGCAGTTACTGTATTCCCTAGAGATAACTGGACTTGTCCAGAGGTAGCAGGTGATAAAATTGCTGCTGTCACAGTGGTAGAAGTGCTACTTGTATAGTGCTTCTTAATTAGACACGCAACAGAATATCCAGTCAAATTGAAAGGAGTTCCATTATCGTTTTCAACAGTGAAATCGATATTGAAATCAGATCCTTGGTAGATCAACAAATTGGATACAGCAGAAGCCATTCTCTACAGAATTCCTTATATTATTTAGCCTACGACTATTTATCTTGTTGTTGAACTAACTTACCAACAAGAGCTTTTAATTCGTCGATCTCTGCTCTAAGAGATTCTAGTTCTCTATCCTTTCTCTTGGACTGGTTTCTTGCTTTGATGTATGCGTCGTAGGCACTTTCATCAGTATTTACAATTGCATTACTACCAGGATCCCTGCCTAGGTTGTTATGACCATCGACAGGGATCAGTTCAATATTGTCTTCTATCATGCCAGAGCAATTCCTCTAAAGTCCTTCACTCTAGGTATGTATGGTTGATCATAACCAATAAATGCAATCTTAATTTGGAATGCATCAAATTCCTCTACATCTTCGACGGAGAACTCGTAGTCAGTGAATGTTTCGATTTCATTCTGTGGAACAAGAGCACCACTGTCTGCTTTACCGTCTGTATTGAAGAACTGGAATTGCAGATCGTCCAAACTTGCTGTGCTACCAACAGGAACCAACTTATACATCACTCTGATGTTTGATGGTGTCCAAGTATTTGCAGAAAGCATTACTTTCAGACTTGTAGCAGCATTTGCAAGGCGTGCAACTTTAGTAATGTAGTTTGCTGCACACTCACCACCAAGACCTGCGCTTGGTTCAACGTTATTGTAAACATTAGCAGTAGTGATGATTGAACATCTTGTCAAGTCAATGACAGGAGAAAGGTGATCGTTCTCAGATTGAAGATCCAACTCCATAGTGAAGGACTTAACATTGTTCATTCTGTTTTGTTCGTTCAATTCATGAGCAATAACTTTAGTTGCTGGGAAGTAGTTTTCTTCTCCCAAAGTTACATCAACGTAAGTCGTATCTTTGACGAAAGATGTTTCTGCAGATACGCCTGATGGGAATGGACCACATGAAGTACCACTAGTTGCAAGAACTCTTGCAGAAATTCCTGTATTTGGTTGTGTCTGAGATTGAATCTGTGGTGTCAGAACATCCCAAGGAATATTCTGAGTTACTTCCATATTAGCGCCACCAGCATTTACAGTCTTACTAGCAGTCTTACCAGTAATTCTCAGTTTGTAACTATGTGGACTATTGATGGAAATAATACCACCCGTAGTAGAATTATGGGTAGTGTTGATCAGTGGTAAAGGAATGCCAGCAATGTTATAGCATTCAACAACTGCATCATCGTCGTGCGCTTTTCCAGTAGAAGAACCTGATGTACCATCATGATTTCTGCCATTTGTAGCAATCGTAATTACATTACCAGCGATACCAGAGTATGCAATGATTTCATCTCCGCTTCCATCCTCATCATCACCAAGAATTCTAATAAATCCTGGGTTTGAACTACTCACAGCAGATCCACCGATTGTTGTGTGGAACTGAGATGCATCATCTACCGTAATACTTGTACCAGTGGTAGCGAGACCAGAACTTGCGTTGATGGCAGTTGCAGGGACCTCAGAAACAACACCTTCAAGTTTTACATAGTTAAGATTAGATTGCATACCGTGATTAGAGTGGAATACTCTAATGTCTGCACTACCAGAAGTAAACTGCAGTGCATTTGGTGCAAGCGCTAAAGTACCACCGTTAGTTTCTTTGAGTTGTGCATTCTCCAAGATCAGTTTAGAGTTAGCAGAAGTTGTTGGTTTTGTGAACTTACAACGATAGATCTTGAACATAAGATCTTCATACTGAGAAGGTGTCCAAGTGGATGCGTTCTGAGACTTGAATAGAACACCAATATATGGTTGCTCTGAAATCTTCTCACCAGAGTGTGCTGCATCAACAGCATCTTGACCCAATATAGAAATGAATACCTTATATTGGTTAGAATCAGAAGTTAGAACCATTGCATGTTCTTTTCTGAATGGGAGGAATACTGGACTTTCAAATGTGAATGTAGTAGGTGTGGACGCATCAGAAGAAATTGTTACATCTTCAGGTTGCTTAACTACCTTAGAGAATGGTAAAATATCCTGTGTAGGAATACCATTTTCTACTGTGCGGATGTCCACAACAACAGGGATTTCACTATCTTTCTGGAAGAAGAACAAATCAATCTTAGAAAGGTATACACCACCTTCCAAGTTAGAATCTTCAATCAGGAAGGTTTGAGCAAGAGGGTCAACCCAACGTGTCTCTTCTCTACTAGAAGATGTGGAGTTGACGAGTGTTCTGCTTTGCTTCTGGTTCTCTGAGGTGACCTTTGCATTTCTAACCGATTGAATAGTCTCCTGTGTAGTTTGGAGAATACCAGATGCGGTAAATTCTGCTTCGCCACTAGAATCAGATACACCCTGGATACCACTGTCGTTTGCATCGTCAGTGAGTTTTAATAGTCTTGTTCCAGTCTTAAACTTCAAAGATCCAGTTCCTTTTGGATTTGGAATAAAGAATGAAGCGTCAAGGTTGCCTCTTTGGTCAGTAATAAGTCTCTTATCACTAACTTTTGCAACTGCACCTGAGGTCTGACCAACCAGATAGAAGTTCTGCTTTGGAGAACCATAGAAAGATCCCTTTGCTTGATCCGCAAGAGATTTAGTATCAATATTAATAAATCCAAGGTTTGCTGTGTAATCATTTACACTAGAGATATCATCGCCAGTGAGTGGATTGATAGTAAAGTTTTCATTTGGTGCAGCAACTTTCGCTCTAAAGGTTGCTTTTGCAGATTTAGTAGCTTTACCAAGAACAGTCTCACCAACTTGGAAAGGAATGTTATTAGTTTTGCTATCTGCACTAGGATTCTTAACAACACCCATAATTCTAGGTGTCATCAGTTTTGCTGGAACCTTAATGCCATCAAAGAATGGATAGAACCTGGTTCTAGGCTTCAGTTTTTGTACCTTGACCTGGATGTTTCTAGAGCGCATAAATTGAATGTGCTCAACAGAGACAACCCTGCTTCCAAGAGACTGCTGTTCAATAACTGGAGTAACTCTGTAACGGATACCAGTTCTTGTTTGTTTTGTAGTAGTTGTAGTGGTTGTAGTGATAGTTCTACTTTCCTGTCTTCTACCTTTTCCACCACCACCTCTCCATCCGCCTGTGCTTGTGCTGGTCTTTGTGCCAGTCCAAGTAGTTTTCCATGCATTCCAATGGATTGGTGAGAAACCATTCTGGTCAGCGTTGTATTCTCTAACTGTTGTCAAGAAGTTACCTTCAATGACAGGCAATTTAAGAGGAGACAATGACTTAGTATCTACCCAGTTGTCACTTTCTGGATACAGTTTTACATCACCCGTGTATGTAAATACGTTAAATGGGTTGACGTTTTCTACTCCAGATGCATATGGTTGATCTACAAGAAGTTTATCTGTATATGGAAGTGTTACAATATCACCTGTTGTTTGGATATTTGTAGAGGCAGAACTTGGTACAAGATCAACCAGTGTGGTATAGTGAGGTGGTCTCAGTTGACCTTCTTCAAAGTCAACAGAAACTCTGTAATCTGGATGTAAAGTGTCACTAGTAGAGAGACTTGCAAAGTTATCTACAATAAATCCATTCTTAAATCTACTAAGACCACTAGCATCTCTGATTTCCATCGATGCGGTCTCACCTTCTAACAGTGACAGTTGAGTGTAATATTCAAGGGTCTTGATTCTATCATCAAGTTTTTGAATATCTCTAAACGTATATCTTCTGTAGTTAGTCTCTTTGATTTGAACGTCTTTGTCCACATCAAAGACATATGGTTGCATTGTTAATGTTGCAAGCAGCATTGCATCATCAATTTCCTCTGGTTCGAGGGGAACTGCTGCAGGTGCACCCTTAACAATTTGTACAACATTATCTTTGTTGAGGAATACCTTATCAATTCTGCCCAGATAGTATTGGAGACTTAAAATTGTAGTATCGCCCTGACCAGGAAGACCTACTTCGTTTCCAGAGAAACTTCTGTTCAGCAAATCAAATGATTTGGTTGCGGACAGAGTATATGGAGTAGAAATGCTACCAGATCCACTAAGTGTTTCTGCAACAATCGGTCTAAAGTCGAGAACATTTCTCAACTCTTCATCATCATATGATGGGATAATCTTATAGTCATCGGTGCTATAAGAATCTACCGAATAGAAACTCTCACCAGAAGTAGTAAGGAAACGATCAAAGATTACAAAAACTCTATGAGTTGGAGCAGCAAAACCACTCTTTCTGTTGATAGAAGAATAATCGTAGAACTGATCTTTCTGACCATTAACAAAGTCAAACTCATCAGTAATATCTTTAGCCCCAGAAGTATTAATAGTACCTGCTTGAATTTTGAAAGTTGCGTTTGGTCCAGTGATAGTCTCACCATCAGTGAACTTTTCACCTTCAACAGGAATGAAATATACTGTGTTGGAAGATGTTGCGATTACTCGTGCTCTAGATTCAGATGTGTCACCAGTAATTACATCGTCAGTAGAAATAGTACCAACTAAATTAGTGTATGAGAATTGTGGGAGAACAGGATCATTGGCATTTGTAGATTCATAAATTGCCTTGACCTTAAATACATCACCGCAACCAAGAGAAATGCGACTATCGTCTACTCTGTTACCAAATCCGCCAGTTTGCTGAGTAAGACCATTTGCACTCGCGGCAAGACTCTTATCAAGTTTAAGGATCTTCATCCTTTCAGTGGTCTTTGCCTTAGCAGATCTGTCAGACTTGTAAACAGTTGCAATAACATCAATGTTAGTTACACCAGTCAAACCAGTAACATTGATTTGCTGTACATTTGCCTGGGATCCTGAGATAGAGAAACCGCTACCTTCTTCAACGATTCCACCTGCTCCCGTACCAGAATTGATAATAACTTGGAAGTCGTCTCCGTCACCAGCATCGCGGAATACAAGACCACTACCAGCATCTACTGTTACCGATCCACTAGAAACAGATAAGTTGGTGAAACTCTTTCTGTAGTATCCAGCAGGGTTAACTGTATTTGCTTTATTAGTGCTCTTTACTGCACCATATCCAAGATTTGTAATAAGTTTTCTATTCTGGGCATCT